CAATGTTTGATGAAGAAGATCTTGGCAACGCGTTGAGTAATATTAAATTTTTAATCAAAGAATACAGAGAAAAACATGACAAATGGTACGAACAATAAAATTAAGCTTTACACGTTTCGTGGTAAAGTTTTTGAATGTGCTGAACACACGATTCAGCAACTAAATCTTGCACTTGCTTATAACCGATCAAAAGAAAGATATGAAGAAGTTAAACCAAACACAAAAGGCACTCGTTGAAGAGTGCAAGGTGAAGGTCGTCGAGCTTGCGCGTCTTCAAGACGAGGCATACTCTGAGTTGTGCGAACGCGTCGACTGCGACTCTGATTGGCTTTTCGACTATGTTTTCAACTCGTCTGTTGGAGACAGCAAGTATGATGCGCTAGCACAAGAAAAACTTTTCGAATAAGGATGGCAAGTACAAACGACATTACTGGAGATCAGATACAATCTAAAGTTTTTTCGGCACAGGGTCGTGAAAACTATGATTTTATTTTTAGAAAAAAGAGCATGAAACCTACTCTTAAATTAGCATCAGCGACATGGTGTGGTCCATGTCAAGCATTAAAGGCACAAATCGTAAAAGAAGGTTTGTCAGTTGAAATTATAGACATGGACACAGATCAAATGTTTTTTAAAGATCATGGCATCAAATCTGTTCCAACACTCGTAGTGTTTGGCAATGATGGTCATGAATTAATTACTGGAAGCGATAAAATATTTCAAAAGATAAAGGAAACTAGTGAGCTATAACCTATTTTTAGACGACTTGAGAAAACCAGAACACGCTTATATCTATCCTAAGCGAGACTCTGGCGGTGTCATTATTACCTCAAGCAGTCTAAAAAATTTATCAGGAATTGATAATGATGATTGGGTAATTGTTCGAAGCTATGAAGAATTTGTATCGACAATTGAAGAGAGAGGACTGCCAGCTGCGGTAAGTTTTGATCACGATCTCGATGAAGAGCATATACGTCACTATTATAAAGTAACTGAAAGCACCGGAATTATTGAGTATGGCAATCTAAAAATTAAGACTGGAAAACATTGTGCTGAATATTTTGTAGAGCAATGTAAAAAACAAAATATTGATTGGCTTCCATATGTCTATGTTCATAGCGCTAATCGATGGGGAGTAAAAGAAATTAGAAAAGTTTTAGAAAAATTATGTTAAAAAATTATAAAAAGATTTCCTCCAACGCCTCTGTAAACTCCATGAGTTTATACTTCACTCGCCTGTATCGCAGGCGCCCACTTTGCGCACCTTTGATCATGAATTGACATGTGAATCCGTCGGACGCGATGGACTAGAGGACTAATTTAAAGGAACTATATTAAAATAAAATTATGATTAAAAGAATATTTCAAGATTTAGACGAATGTATCCTGCATACTATAGTAAATTCGATGCCGCTTGAGGGTGAGAAGTATGTTGAGTTTATGCTTAGTGAAGACATGCACAACTATCGTACAGTTATTCGTCCGTGTGCTAAAGAACTTTTCGAGTATTATAACAGCGTAGTAGGAAAAGAAAATGTTTATATTCTTACGTCTGCAACTCGCGACTATGCTGAAACGCTGAATCGACTCGGGGAGTTTGGTTTGGATAATGATCACATCTACGCCCGTGAAGACATTCAAAATTATCGTGTATCGTGGGGTTGGGGTGGCGAAGGAGTCGTGCCTATTCCTATCGCTGATGCAGATAATGTGCTTATTGATAATCTACCACATCATTATAACAACTCAAAGATGGACATGATGGGAATCGTTAAGAAAAACTATTATCAGACTCCAGAATATTATGGTAATAATTTGTATGAAGAAGATTTTGTAGCAGAAATCAAAGAGTTTATCAAAGCGAGACTATGAATAGAGAGCTGAAATTTAGGGTTTATATTCCAGATCATGAAAAGTTTTCCTATTTTGAATTAGGAAAGTTTGCCCATTCGGACAGATATTTATATCAACATGGCTATCCAGTTCAGCAATACACTGGACTTAAAGATAAAAACGGTGATGAGATTTATGAGGGAGATATTGTAAAAGCGACATCTGACCAATACGAAAATGAAAACTTTGTCGGCAAAGTGATTTTTGATGAAGGGTGTTTTTTAACTTGGATTAATAAAAATGATATTCGTGGAATTTGGGGTGAGGATGATATTGAAGTAGTTGGAAATATTTTTGAAAATCCAGAACTATTAAAATGAAATATAAAATATGGACAACACACTAATTAACATTCGATTTATTTATTTGCATTTACAATTAGAAAGAGATAATTTTTTACCAAAGATTTCTTATAATGATTATCATCGTCGAACCAAACTGAAATATGGTTGGTTTTCAATTCATAACTTTTTTGGCTATTCTTGGGACAAATGAAATATAAAATTACAATTAGCGAAGGATGCACGGCATTCTATACAGAAATCAATGGTAAATTTGTTGGTGGAGAAGATCCACGATACGACTTTATGGAAAAAGAAATCGACGAACTTATCGACTATCTTTGCGAGCGATTTAAAGAAGAGCGTAAGATGTGTACAGTACAACTCGATGATTTAATCAAATGCTTTCAACCAGACAGTTGGCACTATGACGACGAGTCTTGTGATCAGTGCGGAGATAATGTAAGCACCCAAACTTGGGAGTTATGATTGAAATTTTAGTAGTTAGCGATATTCATCTTGGAACTTCAGTAAGTCAAAAAGAAAAGGTATTAGAAGTTCTTTCGCTTGATTTTAACACACTACTAATCAACGGTGACCTATTCGATAACTATTCTTTCAAACGCTATGACAAGCGTGATTGGAAAATTCTTGGAAAGATTCGTAAACTTTCAAAAACACATAATGTTATTTTAGTTAAGGGCAATCATGACAGCAACGCAGAATTTTTAAGTGCGATTACTGGCATGGAACTGCTAGAAAATTATGCAACCACAATCAATAACAAAAGATTCTTTTTTGAACATGGTGACAAGTATGATCATTGGATCAAACACCGACCATTTTTAACATGGTTTTTTACTGGTTTGTATTATTGGATACAAAAATTTGATAGGACACATAAGTGTTCAAGATTTTTAAAACGTTTAAGCAAATCTTGGATTGAAGCAAAAAATATAGTTTGTAAAAAATTCGTCGAGAAACATGGCAAAAAACATGATGTACTTCTTGCTGGTCACACACACTATGCAGAAGTAAGAAAAATCGATTCTTGCACCTATATAAATTCTGGTTCGTTTTGTGAGCATCGATGTTCTTATGTCGAGATTTATCCTGATGGAAAATTTAAATTAAAATACATTTAGTTGTTTACAAACAACAGGAACCGTGATATAATGAGCTTATGAACAACCTAAGTCCACTTGAAATTTACTCTCTCATCGAGTATGAGAAGTTGCGTAGTTTCGTCGAACTCGTTTCAAATGACAAACGACCAGACGGCACATACAACTATTGTCGTGAAGCATTGGAAAAGAAAGCAAAAGATTTACTTGAAGAATTAAAAGAAATTAAACAAGACGGATTGAGAAATCTTTGCTAATATGAAGTTATGGAGAATATGGGCTAAAGCAATGGGATCAAAGATCAGCGACGATGATCGTGAGTCTGATATCGCTGCAATAGTAAGAACAATTTTCTGGATTGTAAATTTGATCACTTGCTTTTTTATTATGGCAAATACAATACGACACTGGTAGAATATGAATAAAAAACCTAAAGTCACTTATGAATGCTCGTGTTTAAAATACGGAGCTTTGAGAAGTGCTTGCAGAGGACCACAAGGTTGCCAAGCTGACAGAGATCGTGAAGCGTATGAAGCGTATTTGGAATCAAAGAAACCAAAGCGTTGGATTTGGAAAAAACAATAAAATATGATTATGACATACGAAGAAATCAACATAGCAATTGCGGAAGCGTGTGGGTGGAAATATGCGAATAACGAAACTCATGCTCCAGATGGCTCCTTCTGGTGGTCAAAGGAGCCAGAAATCCCTGACTACTGCAACGATCTCAACGCAATGCACGAAGCGGAGAAGGTATTTGATACCGCACTGTATTGTCGATATATTAACGAGCTTTGCGATCTAACAATTAAAGGGAACAACTCTATGTATATGGCAACCGCTCGTCAACGCGCTGAAGCATTTCTAAAAACAATTGAGAAATGGAACTCAAATAAAATATGATTATGACAACTGTACCCGATAAAAAAGATTTAAAAAGAATCGACAAATATGATTCTTTGACTCAACTTATGATTCTCAAAGATATTTGTAATCGCATGTATATTGCACGAAACATTACAATGTCACAAGATTCTATAGTTGACAACTTAGAAAAAATTGATAGACTGTTTAGAGATGAAAACTACAATTGACGTTGTTCGAGAATGTTCTGGAGCAATTATGTCAATTTGCTGTATGACTGCAGCTTTACCACAAATTTTTAAAGTGCTTAAAACAAAACATGCATCAGATCTTTCACCACATAGTATTTGTATTGGATTGCTATGTGCTGTCTCTGGACTCATATACACACTAACTGGTCCATACGGAGTGTGGTTGTTAATTAATTGTATAAGCGGTATTATACTTCAGTCTATAGTACTAATTTGTTGGTCAAAATATAAATGATATTATGAAAGAGATTCAATTTGTATCTGAGTTGACTGAAGCAGAAGTGCGTCAACTGCTGTTTGATATCTACGAGCGTATTCCAATTGCTGGTGAAGATCTTTCCTATTCAGCATTGCCAGATAAAATTACTCGCGTTGTCAATGAAGCGCATCGTCTCTTTAAACTAGAAGAAGCAGTGACAAAATATATTGTTGAAGAATGTAATAACGGAGACATCGGTGTTCAAGACCCAATTAACTTTTTACTGGCGTCTCATCGTATGCTGAGACATAACTTACATGATACTTGGAAAGAAGAATACTAATATGAGTGATAAACTAGAAAAAATACTAAAGAAGGTTGAAGATGCGTCTGAGCGTTTAGAACGAGTGCCACACACGATTGAAAACTTAGAGCAAAAGATGCAGTCTCTAAACACCGACACGCCAAAAAATAAAATTATCATTTGGTTGATCGCGTGTGTTATTGCTGCGATTATAATAATGTTGCGCGACTAATATGGACATTGCACTACACTATAAAGACGTTTGTTTGCTGCCAGAATACAGCGAGCTCAAAACAAGAAAACAAGCAGACACTTCTGTGGAATTTCTTGGGTTTAAGTTTAGGTTGCCTGTAGTGCCGTCAAACATGGTATGCGTCGTTGATGAAGAGCGAGCACAATGGTTGAGTGAGCATGATTATTTTTATGTTATGCACCGTTTTGGCGTCGACAACTATGAGTTTGTAAAAAAGACTCAAAGTTGGAAACTTTCGAGTATTAGCGTAGGCGTTCAAGAGGCAGACAAAGAGTGTTTGCTTCGCATGAAGAGTGATCGATTCTATCCAGACTTTATTACAATCGATATTGCACACGGCGATAGTATTCTAATGAAAGAGATGATTGAGTTTATCAAGTCTCTTGGTTTTACATCAAAGGTTATTGCTGGCAACGTGTGTGGTGTTGATGGTTATCGTAGACTAAAACTTTGGGGCGCAGACGCTGTCAAAGTTGGAATCGGGGGTGGATCGGCTTGCAGCACAAAAAACAAGACTGGATTTACGCTGCCAATGTATAGTTGTCTGCAAGAAATCGCGTCTTCTGAGCACTATGATCGCAGCGTGCCTGTCATTGCAGACGGCGGCATTCGTGAGCATGCAGACATCGTCAAAGCACTACACGCCGGTGCGTTGATGGTAATGGCAGGTGGAATCTTTAGCCGATGCATCGATTCCCCCGCAGAGGTTGTAGACGGGCATAAAGTTTATTTCGGGTCTGCATCACAATACAATAAAGGTGAATATCGCAACGTCGAAGGAGTCAAGCGAACGCTGCAACTCGATACCATGACCTATGAAGATAAACTGTTAGAGATTGAGCAGGATTTGCAGTCAGCAATATCCTATTCGGGAGGAAAAAATCTATTAGACATTAGAAACACACAAGCAAGAAGAGTCACACAATGGGAGGTATAAACTATGCAAGGTAAATTTTTTAAATGCGAATGTCACTGCGGAGTTCTTCATCTACACTATGATCCCGAATGGGGACTAGAGGTTGCGATGTTTAGTCGCGACGTGTCTCGTTCAATATGGAATCGTATTCGTGTAGCATGGAGCGCATTGTGTGGTCGACCATACACAGACATGATTATACTAAACGAGCAACAACTCGCTGACCTTGCTGAATATTTGTATGAAGCACAAAACCATGATATAAATTAAATTATGAAAAAATACGATCAAGTTACACCAATCAAAATTACTGTCGAAGGCGGTCTGTGCCCAGATCGTTCTCTTCAACTTACACTGCATCCGCATGCTATGATTGAAGAGTGGATCGATACCTTTAAGGTTATTCTGTTGCATCAAACATTTCCAGAAGACACGATCAAAGAATTGTTTGATCCACAAATCGATTATGCAATAGATGATGAATCTGAAGATATTATTTCTTATGACGATGAAGTCGAATGCGGTATTTCAAAGGAATCAGTTGAACGCAAACAGGAAAGTTATAATTGGAAAAAGGAATTTTAATGGATGAAAATTGCAATCAATACATGTCATGGAAGTTTTAACCTTTCTGAACAAGGTTTACAACTCTATAAAGAGCGAGCCGATGTCGTCGAAGATTCACATCTTGTAGCATGGGACATACCACGAGATGATAAAAATCTCATAGCAGTGGTTGAAGAACTTGGCGAAAAATGTTGGGGACAATACTCTGCGCTAAAGGTTGTAGAGATTCCAGATGGCGTAGAGTGGCAAATTGAAGAATATGACGGAGTTGAATGGGTTGCCGAGAAACACCGCATATGGAACTAAAATAAAGATTTACATTCTAAATTTTTAGTGTATAATAGACCTATGAGCATACTAGATGAAGTTTACACGCCAAGTCCTTGGAGGATCTTTAAACATCCATCATTGCTATTCAGTAGTTTTTATTGGTGTGATTTGAGATATAAAATTTCTGCATTTTTTAAACCTCGCCAAAAGTGGCTAACTAAAACTATTCCTAACACATGGTGTGACAAGACTGCTCTTATTCCTCATTTGCTTTTTACTTGTCTCACACACTATGTAGAAGACGAAAAAGGTCTTCAAGATCATACTGATTGGACTGAAGATCTTGAAAAAGGATATATCTCGCAAGAGTATGTTGATAGTGTTAAAAACACTGATAATGAGCTTCGTGAAGTTTATAATTATATTAAAACCGAGCGACCAGGACTTGAAAAACAACATGAGAATTCTTATCCAACACCAAGTTCAAAAGCAATCAATGATCTTTTCATTAAAGAGGAAGATGGCAATTGTACAATGAGAAGCTGTGAAGAGCTTTACGGTATGTCATATAAAGAAGCATATGCTGAGGTTCATCGTCTTGAAGCACTGCTTGAAGAAAAAGATATGTGGGCTATGAAGACTATTATCAAACACTATCAAAAAATGTGGACATGAAAAACTACTTTGCAGACAACAACTATGGCATTCGTTTTAAATCCAAAACAGAAGCGATTGAACAACTATGCTTAAAGGTTTTTGGAGCGACTCCTGTTTATGAATCGTCTCTTGAAGATTTAAAGGAAGAAACACTAGAGAGTATGTATGCAAAGGTAGTTGCCGTAGCATTGGAATGCGATCCAATTCCAGCAAAAGATCGCGCTGATGGTAAATTAGAACCACCGTGGGAAGTTTTTGCGCGAGTTAAACGCGAGCGCGACCTTTGGATAGCTGAAGCTGAACGCTGGAGAAAAAACACTGATCTTTATCACACCGTTTTAGGGCAACGCGACAGGCTGGCGGAGGCTCTGGATGGTATGATTGAACTTTGGGGTAAATGCGGAGGATCAGAGGAGGACTATGCCGTCGAACAAGGAGTCAAAGCCCTCGCCGCCGTGAAAGGAGGTCAGCCATGAAAAAGAACTACACACCCGAAGAAGGTTGTCTATACCACGCTCACAGCGAGGAAGAATGCGGCTGCGATGTGGATTGGACGCCAAGGGAAGTCTACGAGCTACGCGAGCAACGCGACAGGCTGGCTGAGGCGCAAAACCTATTGAAGCAATGCCTGTCGGCTATGCCAGTCGGCTATATTCCAACACACACAGCGGAGAACCTACCAGAGATGATTGGCGACTTGGCGAAAGCACTTGCCGAGGAAACCACTGAGCGAGAAAAGCTCGAACGCGAATGTGAGCGTGCGCGAGTAGAACGTAATATGCTCGTAGCAGTTGGTAAACTACTCGCTGAAGAATATGAAGATCGTCGCTCACAATGGGGAGATGAATATCTTTGGAAGAAATGGGAACACACTGATGACGTTAATGCTGCTATTGCTATTTTTAATGCTGCTAAATGCGAAGGTAAAACAAATATAGATAATATGAGTTGCCCAGAGTGTGATGCTTTGGCAAGTCATGGATGCAATGATGGACCATGTGATGTACATAAACTATGAAATATAAATCAGTAGAAGAATTAAACGATAAAATTATGGAAGCTATAGAAGAAGACGACAAATTTGAAACGCAACTGTTTGCAAAATATCCTGCTCTCTTTCCACGAGATGAAAGTGGTAATCTATTGCCACAAAGCCAACGATGCTGGAACGATTGCCCAGACGGGTGGAGAAATATTGTAGACTCGTTGTTTGATTGCATCGATGACTATGTAAAGCATCATAAGTATACAGAAGTCAATCCAAAGCGCAAACTGCAATTAAGAATGCGTAAAGCATATTGGAAGTATGTACGTGATCCAATTTACAGAAAGTTCAATCCATATCGAGACTTTGAAAAGAGATTGCCTAAAGGTGCAAAGTTTGCTTCTCCGAGCAATGAAGAGCGAGAGAAGATTAATAAAACTTTTGCCTCTCGTATTCGTGCTCTCGTAAGTACTATCGATAGAAAGTTTTTTAATAGACACGATCTTTACATTGGCGTGTCTCCTCCCCCTGTAGTTATCGATCAATACAAAGAAAAGTTTGGCACTCTGCGCGTCTATTTTGATGGTGGAGATGATGTTGTTAAAGGCATGGTTCATTATGCTGAACATCTGTCTTCGCTTACATGTCAAGACACTGGAAAGCCTGGACAACTGTGTCGTCGTGGAATGTGGTATGCTACTCTGAGTAAATCACAAGCTAAAAAGCAAGGATATAAACCGACAAAGGACCAATAAACCGTATGACAAAAAATGATTTTATTGCAAAGGCAATCACTGAATTGCTTGAAGATGGCTTTTCTATTCGACTACCGATGGTAAAGTCTATTGACGGTAAGTATGGTGGATGGTTTAACGATGATCGTACACAAAAAGAATTTGTAGTCGCGATGAAGCGTGACTGCTCATTCGAAATTTTTGTGCATGAATATTGTCACTATCTACAATGGAAGCATCATCGTAGGTTTTTTACTAAAAAAGCAAAGGGATGCGATGTCGTGTTTGATTGGCTTGACGGCAAACGTTATTCAAAAAAGGCAGTTACTCAAGGCATACGAGACGCTATAGAACTAGAATGGCATTGCGAAAATTTAGTGCTACAAACCATTAAGCGATATAAGTTGGACATTGACGTTGACAACTATATTCGTGGTGCAAACTGCTATCTCTTCTTCTATCATACTGTAGAAAAGTTAAGAGCGTGGTGCAATAATAGCCGATCACCATACTCAAAGCCATTGCGAGGTCTCGCATCAACGCGGCTAGAGCCTCTTGATTTTTATTTAGATACAAACAACTATAGTGCAAAACTGCGCGCAAGGCACGAAAAGGTTTGTGATTAAAAACCCTTTCATGACGTCTGTCATGAGACTGAGGATGAGTATATTCCTCTCCTTGTTTGTCGAGGAAAAAATAATACTAAAGATAGAAAGGAAACAAAATAATGATGAAAAAATTGTTGTACACAACTATAACTTCATTATTGCTTCTTGGGAATGCATACTCTACAGTTATTGTACCTAAGAACGCGACAAAAGTACGCGCGCGCATTACATACTACTATTCGGAATCTCCGTGGTGGGATCGTGTAGCGTGCCCAAAAACCAAAACCGCAAAAAGTGGGGTGACTGTAGCAGCTCACCCTGATTTCAAGATGGGAACAAAGCTATTCATCCCCGTCTTGAAAGGAAAAGTAGGAAATGGGAGTTTCGTCGTCCAAGATCGTGGTTCGGCCGTTACTCGCAAAAGTGCTGCTCGCGGACGTGGATATGTCTTTGACGTCTATGTCTCAAGAGCATCATACACTCAGCTTGTAAAGTCCACTCCTGCCTGGATGGATGTTTATATTCTGAAGTAAAAAAGCTACTCGACAAGCAGGTTTGGGGATAGTGTGTCATTTTTGTATACACTATCCCCTGCCCAGACCTATTTTAGGCTAAAATTAGGCAAAAATCTGTTCCAGGGCCTAAAAAAGTGAAAAAAAGTGCATTTTTATGAAAAAAGTTGTGTACTTTCCGTGGGTTTTATGCTATAATAACCATGTAAGCCAAACCAACCACAACATGGAAGCCAACCCCAAATTTCCTACCCACGAAGAGATTTATAAGCAGATGCTCGAACTTTTCAATGCAAGTGCCAACTGGCGCGGAATGCACAATCGTGAGTCGCTCGACGATTTGATCTCTGACTTGGAACAATATCGTCGTACTCTTCCAACCGTTGAAGAATATATTGTCCACGATCTTCTCTAATACAAATACCACCACTATGTCAAACTACCCTAATATGAGCTACTGCATGTTCGAGAATACCGTTCATGCCATGAAACAAATCGAGAGTGATCTACTAAATGCTCTCGATGATGGAACTTCGCCCGAAGATTATCGCAAAGCGTTGAGTTGCCGTCAAGAGGCAGAAGCATACGATAGACTCAAAGAGATGTGTGAAGATATTCTTAGCATACTTAAGGACATGAATTACAACGATCCAGACTATGTCGAGATCGACGATGAAGACGATTAAGGAACACAGATATAATACACATATGGAAACGATCTACAATGTTAAAGTACGTACAAACGATGACGATGCATTCACTGTCTATCATTTCGATGAAGAAGGTGCCAGGGAGTGCGTTTTTGATTACTTGTCGCAAGGCTTTATGGTCACTATAGTAACTGAAACTTCAGAGGAACTCTGATATAATAAGATATGCAAACAGACACCGTCGAACAAACTATTGAGAAGCTGATGAAGACTGTCGATGAGCTCATGATGTTAAGTCACGAAGCAATCAACTTCATCGATTATGATAAGCATAGCGCTGATCGTATGCGCCTTCGCGATAATCTTCTTAACATCACCAAGCGTCACAACGAACAATACTAGAAGAAGTCTTGGACAATATGCTCTCAATGCAATTTAATGTAAAAAGTTGTGTACAACCTCTAAATTTTAAGTTATAATACTCTCCTAACAACAAAACAAAACAAACATATGCTAACGCGTGTAAAAGAAATGATTGACGAGTTCAATTCTCGTCCCAATGCTTCCTCTGGCTTTACTGCCAAGGAAGTTTATGAAGTTGGTAAGACTTTTGGTCTTACTTGCCGTGAAATTGGCCAAACCTTCCTTGGCAAAGACAAGGCAATTGGTTATAGCCGCTATCTGCCGCAAATGCCTCCCGCTGAGGTAATTGCTGCGGCAATGAAGGCTGGCCCAAAGAAGCGCGGTCGCAAGCCAAGTGCAGCGAAAAAGGTTATCGCTGACGCTGCACCAGAGGTTGTAGAAAAAGCACATGACGAGATGCCTTCTTCAAGCGAAGGTGGAGAAGTCTTTTGCTGGATCGCAACCCCACAAGAGATGTCTGAAGAGTTTGAGACTCCAGCTCCAGTTAAAGCTAAAAAGCCACGTAAAGTAAAGCGTCTCTAATATAATTTGACGCCTACAAAAATCCCAGATAGTAATTTTAAATTGCTGTCTGGGATCTTTCTCTTATAAATCACTATATGACAGACACACATCCTATTCTAGAACGCCTCTATTCAATGTTTGCTTCAAAGGCAAACACACACTCAACTGACGTTTTACAAGAACAATTATTTTCAAAGGTAGTTGATTTTGTTGAACGTCAGGATTGTTTTAATAGCATTGCCTGGTCTTCAATTGAAAATGGTCACTCAATTAAAGATGCTATTTCAGATGTTTATTTGTACATCACAAATGATCGACCACTTCAAGTGAATAAACTTATAGAGTGTGAGTTGTCAGAAAATTATGATGCACTCTCTGAGCACAGTGTGGCTCTTGAAGAGCAAGACACATATCACTTGAGCCTAATCGTTTCATTCCGTAAAATTATTTTTGGTTAATATGACAATAGAGAGCATTCGTCAATATTTTGCGGATCAATACAAAAATAAAAATTTTGTAGTTGATAAGAGTGGCGTCACTACGCTTGAACTTGTAGGTGCAAGTTTTTGCGCAGATGAGCCAAGTATCTTTGGTGAAATTAACGATGACTATATTCAACGTGAGCTTGAATGGTATATTTCGATGAGTCTCTATGTCGATGACATTCCAGGAGTTGTTCCTAAAATTTGGAAAGATGTCTCAAGTCGTGATGGCAAAATCAATTCTAACTATGGCTATCTCATGTTTAGTTCAGAAAATTTTTGTCAATATGAGAATGTGCTTATGGAATTGACTCGTTCGCCAAACAGTCGGCGAGCAGTCGCAATCTATACACGTCCGTCTATGCACAGCAACTGGTGTGTAAATGGCATGAGCGACTTTATTTGCACAAACGCAGTACAATATCTTATTCGCAATGGCATGCTTGAAGTTGTCGTACAGATGCGCAGCAACGACGTTGTATACGGCTATCGCAATGACTATGCGTGGCAAAAGTATGTTCAGGATAAACTCGTCTATGACTATAATTGTGGCACCAAAAAAGCAGACAAGATTGTTCCAGGAAATATCACTTGGCAAGTTGGTAGCCTGCATATCTATGAACGTCACTATTCTCTTGTAGAAAAATATATTCAAGAGTGTAATCTTTAATGTTTACAAAATTTAAACTTAATATATAATAACACATATGAAACACACCGGAATTAAAGTACAACAAAGGAAAATTAAACGTAAAGGCATTCATGCTAAAAGTAAAACTTCTCACCTTAAACAGTCTAAAAACTATAAAAAACTTTCTCGCGGTCAAGGTTGATTTTTTATGAAAAAGGCATCAATAAAAGTTCTTGAAGAGTGTGCAGAGTTGCAACTCAAAAAGTCTAATGACTATCAAAATCCTCATAGTAGGATTCGTCAAGCAGACTATTATCCACGCGGTGCAGCTAGTATACTTGATGTGATTCATGCAAAGGTATTGCGCATGTCAAGTGTTCTTGAAGCAATGGAAAATGATCCAAATTATACTCCAAACTTTGAAAGCATTGAAGACAGTGGTAAGGATCTAATTAACTATGGCAGCTTTCTAGTTGCGTGGTGTCGTGGTGGAATTGATGGACAGGATCCAAATCGTGACTTTTTAAATCGTCGTAAGCAAGAAACACAAGCATGAAGATTTTAATTACAGGCTGCAATAAGGCTCAGTGCACATTTGACTTTTATTTGCAACAGCAATTGCAGGTTGCGATGTGTCAATACAGCTTGCCACGAGTACTTCGTGATATGGGTCATGACGTTGACATGCGTCCAGTTGTTGTAGGCGAAAGCCTTCAAGAATATGATGAGGTGTTTGTATTTTTACACAACCCGTCTGGATTTGCTGGATATGTGTATAATGCACTGTGGGCAATATCACAAAAACCAAATTGCATCTTTGCATTTGATGACTGGCAAACAGACAGCATCTTCTCTGGAATTACTGCACTTGATGATCCATCTAAACTATTTAGATCATTTGTCGTTGACAGTCATAAGCACATTCCAGAAAATATACAATCATATCAAGGCGAGTTTATCTCTGCAATTGAACGTATAAAGAGCAAAACAAATAGAATGCTCGTGCCGGCATTTTCAGGAGGTGATTTAACCTTACTTCTAGATTGGCCAAAAGAATTATTCTTTGCATACAACCCAAATCCATATCACTTAAATCGTCAACCTGCGACGTCTTTGTTTCCTGAACCAAAACAGCGGGTGTTTAATTTTGCCGGTCTCGTTCAAGACAAGACTAAAAAATGGTTGGCTAAACAAGAGGTGCAATCTACTGGTTGGCCGCTAAAACAATACGGCTCGCGTAAAGACGGGCAAGACCGCGTAATTGAAAGTGAAATGATGAATGTCTATGCTTCACAGTGGGGCATACTCATGCCTGGATATTTTCATGCCGGGTCTGGGTGGTGGAGAGCCCGCCCTCTACAAATTGCAGACGTGCAGTCTATTTTAATTGGTGAGCCAAAGGAAATGATGCTGTATTACAAGGATGAATCACTCGCAAACCTACGTGCTATTGATATTGCAAACTTGTCTGACTCTCAACTAGAAGAAATTGCTGTGGCACAACGCGAAGCAATTTATCGTAATCATCCGCTAGATAAAGAAGTCACGCGTCAAGAATTAAATGCAGCACTAAATGTGTAAATTTTGTTTTACTTTTAGCGAAAACAATATATAATATACCAAAGAAAAAATTATGTCATCAGTATTAGAAAAACTAAAAAAGAATTGTCGTATTAAAGAAGCTGAAGTACTTGCTGAAAGTTCTTTTTATTCTGAAAAGGATATTACAAGTACGAGTGTGCCTATGATTAACGTTGCCTTGAGTGGCAGCATTGATGGTGGACTTACAAGTGGACTCACTGTACTTGCCGGTCCAAGTAAACATTTCAAGACTAGCTTTGCACTTCTTATGGCAAGTGCGTATCTTAAGAAACACGCAGATGCATGTTTGATGTTTTATGACAGCGAATTCGGAAGCCCTCAAGCATATTTTGAAAGCTTTGGTATTGATACAAATCGAGTTCTTCATATTCCTATTAAGAATATTGAAGAACTTAAATTTGATATTGTAAATCAACTTGAAGGGCTTGATCGCAAAGACAAGGTTATTATTGTAATTGACTCTGTTGGAAACCTTGCATCTAAAAAAGAACTTGAAGATGCGATGAATGAAAAGAGTGTTGCTGATATGACTCGTGCAAAAAGCTTGAAAGGCTTGTTCCGCATGGTCACGCCATATCTTACTCTTAAAAACATTCCACTCCTTGCAATTAACCATACCTATCAAACTCAGGAAATGTTTAGCAAAGCTGTAGTAAGTGGTGGCACTGGCATCACCTATTCAGCCGACAACATCTGGATTCTTGGGCGGCAGCAAGACAAAGAAGGCACAGAAATTCAAGGCTATCACTTTATTATCAACGTTGAAAAGTCACGATTTGTAAAAGAAAAGAGTAAGATTCCAATTAGTGTAAGTTGGGAAGGTGGTATTCAAAAATGGAGTGGACTCCTCGATGTTGCGCTTGAAGGCGGATATGTAGTAAAACCAAAAAATGGTTGGTATACTGCTTATGATCCTAAAGGTAAGACTGAACTTACTGGAAATCTGCGAGCAGCTCAGACTCTTACGAAAGATTTTTGGGAGACTATCTTTACAAAGACTGACTTTGCATCATACATCAAGGGCAAATATACAATTGGCTTAAGAGACATGATCGACTCTTCATCTGAATCCTCTCTCGAAGAAGAGGAGGAAGATGCGTGAAGACTCTTGCTGACTATATAATGCTGCTAAAGGGAGCGATGCCTCTCGATATGTGTGAAGCACTTATAGAGACATATGACTCTGTGAGTGAAAGTGATCCACAAAAAGTCTATCGTAAAAATAGGATATTAGACTTTCATGAAATTAACATGTTGAATCATGATGCATTTAAGGATTTTAGATTGCCTATGATGCAGCTCATGAAAGCTGTTAACAATCACTATCTAGAAAAAACTGACAATATCTTAAGAGACCGACTGCCGTGTTATGAGCCACTCAAAGACTTTGAGGCTCCTCGCATAAAGCGCTATGAGCCAGGCACAGGAATCTTTGATTGGCATACAGACCATTGTGATGTGCCGTCTAGCAAGCGAGCAATTGTAATGTTTTGGTATCTCAATGATGTGGCTGAAGGCGGTGAAACTGTCTTTGACATTGGAACTGAAATCTCTATAAAGCCTGAAGCTGGGAACGTCTTATGTTTTCCCCCATATTATATGTATCCACACAAAGGAGCAACTCCAATTTCTAATCCTAAATATGTAATATCTTCATATGTTTGGTTGCCTGAACAATATGGAAATTCTTGTGACTAATTATGCCAAGCGAAACAATAGACTATATCTTTGTACCAGATCCAAATAATCTTGAAGATTTTTGTGTTAAACTATTAACTCCTGAAAAATATAAAGGAGTGGTTTACAAATATGGAAAAATACAATTTCGCGAAAATTTCGAAAAAGATGAGTGTACATTAGAGTTTATTTTTGGTATAATGTATTGTCCCGATAACTTAGAGAAAGGTGCATTAATGAATGATGTCACGTTTAAAAATTATTTGGGTGATATATTAAATGATATTTTAGCAAATAATAAATTTGAAACAAAGCCACATGGAGAGCAATCTTGAAAACATTATAATTAACAATCTTATTCACAATGAAAACTTTTGTCGCAAAGCATTACCACATCTAAAGCCAGAATATTTTGAAGGTGAGAGTCGGTTAGTCTATGACTGCATCTTAAAGTTTATTACAAAATATAATAAGCTTCCAAACTCTACAGCACTTGCTATTGAGTTTCAAGGCTCAGATGAGATACGACATCAAAAAGCGCCAGAGGCGCTTGCTCATATACAAAGCTTGCAATCACCTCTCGCTGTAGAGAGTGAATGGCTGCTAGACAACACAGAAAAATGGTGTAAAGATCGAGCAGTTCATCTTGCTATTATGGAATCTATTTCTATAATAGACGGAAAATCAGCAGACAAGGCAGAAGGTGCGATTCCGAGTATACTCAGCAAAGCACTTAGCGTTTCGTTTGATACGAATGTTGGTCATGACTATCTTGAAAATGTCGACGGTCGCTATGAATTTTATCACAAGACAGAAGACAAGATTCCATTCGACCTTGAAATGTTTAACGTCATTACTGGCGGTGGCATTCCACGAAAGACACTAAACATTATTCTCGCTGGTTGTGTTCATCCTGACACTCAAATTCGAGTAAGGCTGCATAAGAAAGTTCATACTTAGAACGTTTACGATCTGGTTTATAATTAAGCGCTTTTCCCAATTTCCAACCTCGCAATAATAAGTCAAATATTTTATCTGACTCAACTCGAAATGTTTTTTCTCCATTATTCACATATTCTCTTCCTCCATCTTTCATTCCATATTTCCATCCATTATCCATTTTTTCGTTAATTTCACTATATAGACAACGTGTTATGACATCATCTTTATGGATCCATAATTTTCCGAGATGTGATTTTCCACCCAACTTTGCTCGTGTTGATCTACCTTCAGGCGTAGCCCAATATGCCCATGGATTATTAGAAGAAATTATCGAAGCTTTTCCTCCAAGCGAAGCAAATTTTGAAAAATTTTCTGGCTTATGAATACCAGTTTTCTTTTCTTTTGCCATTTTACCATTTCGTCGTGAAATTTCTGCCTTTTTTTCTTTACTAAATGAAAACATTCCTATCTTATTTTCATAACACCATTTGCCAACAATACTCCTTTGTTCATACGTTAACTTTGCTCCTAACATCTGCATTGATCGCAAATCGTTAACCATTCCATGCATTTTCCATAACAAAAAATGAGCAATTATGTGTTGTCTAATGCTAAGATAAGTAAAATTGCTTTCGTCGTCTCCTCCACCCGCATGACGCGGAATAATATGATGTTTATGTATATTTGATCCTTTACAATAATGAATTTTATTATTTACATTTTCATTACAAAGTTTATAATAAATTTGAGAGTAAAATTTCATAAGACTATATCCTGTTCCTGCTAATATTATATTTATAAAAACTTACATTTTATGACAGAAAAAGTTATTGCAATTAAAGAAATCGAAACACTTTTAAATGAAGGTTATTCAATAGAAGTGCATTCTCCAGATGGATATGTTCCAGTGTCAGCATTTGTTGATAAAGGAATGTGGGATGAATATGTTTTATTGCTTAATAATGGAAAAATTATTAGAGTTAATGAAAATCATTTATTTGAAACCATTGATGGTTGGAAATATGCTAAAGATTTGGTTCATAAAAAACAAGAATATTTAACTGAAGATGACTATCAAATTGGTATAGTTACAAAAACAGGAAATAAAATACCGATTGTAGATATTACTGTTGATCATGAAAATCACCGTTATTATACTAATGGGGTTTCTTCTCATAATACTGGTTGCGGTAAGAGTCTTGGCATGTGCCATATGGCAGCAGCTGCTCTTGCTCAAGGACGAAATGTTCTTTATATCACACTTGAAATGGCAGAAGAGCGCATCGCAGAACGTATCGATGCAAACCTACTTGACATAAAGATTGACAAGCTAAAAGACTTGACTCAAAAAGAGTTTCAATCAAAAGTAGGAGCTATAAGTCAACGTACTCATGGCAAACTTATTGTAAAAGAATATCCTACTGCAGCTGCTCATGTCGGACACTTTAGAGCACTACTTCTTGAACTAAAACTCAAGAAAAAGTTTGAGCCAGACATTATCTATGTTGACTACTTAAATATCTGCGCAAGCAGTCGTATGAAAGGACTTGGTGGCAGCATCAATACCTATAGTTTGATCAAGAGCATTGCTGAAGAACTTCGTGGATTGGCAGTTGAATTTAACGTGCCTATATGGAGTGCGACTCAAATTACTCGTGGTGGATTTAATAGCAGTGACGTTGAGATTACAGACACAAGCGAGAGCTTTGGTTTGCCTGCGACTGCTGACATGATGGTTGCATTTATACGCACAGAACAGCTCGACAAGATGAATCAAATCATGGTCAAGCAACTCAAAAATCGATATAATGACCCAACCACAAACAAACGTTTCACAATTGGCATCGATCTCTCAAAGATGAGACTCTATGATATCTCTGATCCAATGGCAAACATCACAAACGACACAGACAGCTCTCCCGTAGTAAACACTCCATTTAGCGCAGGTCGCAAACCCCGAGACTTTAGTGGCATAAACGTATAGTTTTATAAATAAGATAGAACTTATCTTATAAATATACAATATGTCAGCCCTATTAAAATATAAACAATTTCTTTCCGAAGCCCTATCAACTTCATCAGTAGACAAAGCGGCATTCATTATTTCCCGATTCTTAAAAAAGAAAACAGGAGTAGTATTTTTCAGATATCCTGGACTTGAAGGCTATCAGAACAGCAATGGAAAAGGCTTTGGATTAAGATTCTATACAGCAAAACTTAATAAAAGTATTCGTTTTAACTGGGCACAAAGTAGTCTTGCTGGTCTTAATAACCTTATGTCCGTTGACTATTGGAACGGCAAATCTGAAGCCCCGTTCCATATTGAATTTGATCAAACTGTTTCGCTCGTAAAGACTCTTCCAATTATTGCAGACCTCATTAGTTCGTCGACTCCTGAGCTTGGTAAAATTACTACAATGCCAGATGATGTGCCTCTTTATGAAGGCGTCCTAAACGAGGCAAGAAACAAGCATGACTTTGAAGGCATATATGACGAAATTGCTGACTATCTAGTTGACCCAAATTTTGTAAAGAGTAAAATTTACAGCATGTATGGAATTCCTGGTGTAAAAATCTTTGACGCTCTTTCTTCTGCATATCCAAGCTTTATTGAAAAGCAAGGCATAAAATATGTTTGGGTTGGAAAGGCAAAAGATCTTAAACAAATCAAGGCTGAAAAAGGTAAGATTATGGCTCGCCTTGGAATTGTGTCTGGCACCGTAACAAAGGGTCCTGCTGTAGAAAAATATAGCTATAATCCGCAAGTAGACCAAATTGAAGCAGACCGCGAGCGTCTGTCGTTTGAAGCACAACTAAAAGACCTTGAAAATCTAGTAAAGCTTACAATTAGTGGAGCAGCAAATGCGCTCTTTGTGTCTGGTAAGGGTGGTGTTGGTAAAACACATACAACTGAAAAGATCTTGTCTAGTATGGGTCTGACTGATGGTAATGGTTATTTCAAAAATACTGGTTCTGCTTCTGCCGCTGGTATGTATTCGTTGCTGTTCCGTTATAAGAATGACATTATCTTTTTTGACGACAGCGACGACGCACTCGGCGATCAAGAGGCACGTAACCTTCTTAAAGCTGCAACAGATACTAAAAAGATTCGTAAACTCGTATGGAATAAGATGGGTAAAAATGTTGTTGACCCAGAGAATGACATGAGTGATGACGAGATTCTCGATCAAGGGTTGATTCCTCGCTATTTCGAATTTACTGGTAAGATTATCTTTATTTCAAACTTAAATCTTGATAAACTTGATCCAGACGGCGCTCTTCGTACTCGTGCGTTTATCATCAATATTGATCCAACTGAAGTTGAAATCTATGACTTTATGGAAAAGATTGTTGATGGCATGGAACTTGAAGACGGCTTAAAGCTTGATTCAAAATCCCGCCTACATGTTGTTGACCTTCTTCGTAAAGGGAAGAGCAAGCAAAGCGCTAACCTTCGTAAGTTATCTCGTGGATTAAATATGGCGGCAGGTGCTCTTGCAGCTGGAGTTACAGTATCAGACGATGATCTTACTCGTATGATATCAACATACGCTTGATATTTAAAATTTAATCTAAATAAAAAATGCTACTGGTAATAAAAATCAGTAGCATTTTTTGCTTATAAGTATAGTTGTATGATCTGTATAAAGGTATATGGCTCAAGCAAAAACAGAAAACTAAAGGGTTTACTGATAGCAGCTGCTCACCATTATCTTAAACAATTGATGCCTAAAAAGAGAAATGTACGCATAACAATACAGCTCATAAAAGACTTGGCGTTAAATGAAAGAGTATTCGGAGACTGCTATCAATGCTACAGGGACGATCCAGATGAGGACTATATTATTCGTTTGCATTATGATGATTCGGAATATGTAATGTTAATAACTTTGGCGCATGAATTTGTGCACTTAAAACAGTATGACCGTAATGAGTTACGTTTTTATGCTCAGGCCCCAAGCGCAGCACGTTGGAAAGGTAAAATGTACAAAGATTATAACTATGAAACAGCCCCATGGGAGGTAGAGGCAAATTTTAGGGAGAATGCATTGTATGATTCATTTTTAGAATCTAGCGGTAAATTATAAATATATACATGAATGGTAATGACATAGCAAAACTTTTAAAAAAATTAAAAGGCGTTACCATAAAATCTTCTACATCAACATCCATAGTAGTGCTAGTAAATGGCAATCGTATAGAAGAAATGCATAGAGTTGCAAAATTTTTATCAAATTTAAATGCCGTAGTCGATTCAAATTTGAAAGGATCTAGTATCGGCGGAATTAAAGTTGGAAATGTAAAAATACTAATTAAGGGAGCAGGAAGGACTGGTGGATTAGATGTTGAATCAGCTGCAATAGGTGCATTAGAATCTGCAGTGTTTGCAGCAGTTGCAGAAACCGGAGGACCAATTAAAGTAAAATTAGGAAATGGAAAAATAATTTCTAATATTTCTCGAGTATTAAAGACGCCGGGCACTCCTAAAAGTGATTTTCATTTAGCTGATGGCTCTGGTAAACCACTAATTCATATAAGTCACAAAAAAGGAAAAGCTCCAAAGGACTTTCAACAATGGGGTGGCTTGACAGAAGATCGCATAAAAAATCATAAAGAAACACAAGCATTTATTCTTAAATGCCAAGCCTTGTATGGAGATAAAATACCGCCAGGTGAATCTGCATACTCTATTATAAAAAGTAAAGATTTAAAAATGATGTCAGTATTTGGCGTTAATTTTGATAAAGGCAGCATAGATGAAAATAAAGTTGATGTATTGATTCAAGGTGATCCTGGTTTAAAAAAACTTTCAAAGGGAACATACAGTCTAACTGCTTCAGGACATATTCATTATCATGGGGATATACCTGACGGTGGATTTACTCCGGTTTTAGCGACTATATATAAAGGAGACAGAGATCAATTTAATATTAAAGGGGCTAGATTTTCAATCTATCCTAAAGACGGAAGAACATTTAAAACACATATTGAATGAAAAGCTTTAAAGAGTATATAACAGAAGCTGGAGCATCAGCTGAACGCCAAGAAACTTCATTTGTTAATGCAGTAAAGTCTGCGTTTAAAAAGAATGGCGGGAAAGCTATAACTGTAAAAACTGGAAAAGATACAGTAAAAGATGTAGTTGACGCTCAAAAATATACTGGTCGTCAGTCTAGCGGATCTGAGCCATACACAGACGTTCAACTTATATTAAAAACTGGAAAAGTTGTAAACGTTTCAATGAAGGGAACGAGTGCTCCATCACTCGCCGGTGGTGGATTGAGCGGAATTGAAGAGATTATTCCTGGAATTGGTTTTAGATTTTATGCTGCTGCATACAAACAACACGTCAAAAATAAATTAAAGTCAGGCTCAAAAGTGCCTGATATTTTTGGTAAATTAAACGATGCAGATAAAAATTTACTTGTGATTGGTAATTCTGCTATGGGAGGTCCTATTCATTATATGTACATTGGACCCATGGATGTAGAGTCAAAATTTGCGTCTGGCGTTTTAACTGTAAATGGAAATTTAATTCAGGCTAAAAAATATGCAAATGAGCATGATCTATATTTTAGATTGCGTGCCCGTCGTGACGATCAGCCATTTGACCCGTCTGCTAAATATCCAAATGGTACACACAAAATTTATGGAAAGTCACCGTCAAAAGGAGACAGCGCAGGTCGTATTGTAATAGTTGATAAGCCTGCAAGTGGGCGTGACATTATAGATTTTTAACACATGAAAACCTTTAAACAACACTTAACAGAAGCAAGCACTGAAGGCAAAAATCTTCATATGGTGCACCTAGAAGATCAGGTATTATATGGCGGCGTCAAAGGCGCTCGTGAAGCAATTATTGCATTACGTAGCATGAGAGACATGCTCGCTGGAAACAGTCCACAGTCATATGACGTCGCTGCAAAGTTTGATGGGGCGCCTGCAGTATTTGCCGGAACTGATCCAAGTGATGGGGCATTCTTCGTCGCTAAAAAGGGTATATTCAATAAAAATCCAAAGGTCTATAAGAGCATTGAAGACGTGCGTGCTGATACGAGCGGTGACCTTGCTGACAAACTGTCAATCGCGTTTACAGAACTGCAAAAGCTAGGCATAAAGGGAGTGCTTCAAGGCGACATTGCATTCACACAAAAAGATCTTTCAACTGAAACTTTTGACGGCGAAAAATATATTACATTTCAACCAAACACAATCGTCTATGCAGTTCCTGCAAACAGTGATCTGGCTGACAAGATTAAAGCGGCAAAGCTTGGTGTGATGTTTCATACACAATACACTGGAAGCAGCTTTGAGACGATGAAGGCAAGCTATGGCTTTGACTCTCGTACCCTTAAAAAGACTCCAAGCGTTTGGTTTAGCGATACCTATATACGTGACCTGTCTGGAAAAGCTACACTTACTGCAACTGAAACTGACCAATTAACAGCTAAACTTTCAGAGGCTGGACGTATTTTCCAAAAGATATCGGGCAGCACACTTCGTCAAATTGAAGCAGACCCAACTCTTGCTCAAACACTCGAGACATTCAATAATACATTCGTTCGTCGTGGAGAAGTTGTCACAAATACCGCTCAACACGTGCAAAGACTGGTAGATTGGGTGAATGATCGGTTTCAGAAAGACATTGAATCTAAAAAGAGCGAAAAGGGAAAGCTCGCTGCAACTGGAAAGCGCAATGAGTTTATGTCATTCTTTTCTGATTCAAACAAAGCAAACTTAGACCTCATCTATCAACTACAAAATGCACTCATTGATGCCAAGCTTATTATTATACGCAAACTTGACACTCTTAAAAAGATGAAGACATTTGTGCGCACTTCAAGTGGCTTTCAAGTGACTCCACAAGAAGGCTTTGCTATCAATGACAGAATCAAACATAATGTCGTTAAGCTTGTCGACCGCATGACCTTCTCTAAGAATAATTTTGATCCAAATATTATAAAAGGTTGGGAGAGATAAATTATGCCATACTTAAATCATAACACCCCGAACATTACGTGTTTCATAAGAAATGAATATCTTTTTAATCACGAAAAGGGGCATGGTGAATATACTCCTGTCAATATACATTCAGTGACTTCAATTGAAAATCGTGTTCCGCTCTTTGAAGCATTCTTGTCAAATGGTGTAAATTGGACTCGTCGTCCGCTCTCAGCATTTTGTTGGAAAGAATGCGATCCGCTTCCGCTCGAAGAGCTTGTCTATTGGGACTGCTTTAGTCCGTATATTGACGTGTCGACTCGCTCTCGCTTTAGAGGTTTGAGAGCACAACTTATAACTCCGTCATTCTCTAAAGTTTGGGGAGAATATCTCTTCACTCTTGATTGGGCTTGGGAAAATAAAGGGATACTAGACACAAACTTTTCAGAGACAAGCGAACACAAGTGCGCTCATCTCTTTAAAGCAGACAGCGGTCATTTTTATGCCTATCCAAACAATCGAATTATATGGCATGACAAAGCATGGAGTGATGAGCCTATAACATGCAATCCAGGCTATAAGATTGATACGAATATATACAGTGTAGAAAACACAAAGGTTAGCTATACTGACGATCACTATATGACAAACTTCACATCGACTCCATCAGCATGAAAACGTTCAAAGAATTTTTAAAAGAAAATAGTGGCTATTATCGAGGCCTGTCAAAGAGCACGTCTGACAAACGTAGTGCTCAATTTAATCGTCAGACCCGCATGAGTGACGACGATCCGCGCGCTTATAAACCTGCCCCAGGTGACGCTCGCGCTGACACGAAAACTTCTAAATGGACGCAAGCGTATACTGACAAATATGGAGAAGAGCTTGAAGAGTCAGAAACGAGTGCACTCCAAAAGAAAGCAGAAAAGACCGGCATAGCATACAGCATTCTTAAAAAAGTATTTGATCGCGGCATGGCTGCATGGAAAACCGGTCATCGACCGGGTGCAAACCAACATCAATGGGCATACGCGCGAGTAAATAGTTTTATTATGGGAGGTCCAACGCGAAAGACTGCAGACGCAGATCTTTGGACGGCTCATAAACAATCAAAGGGTGACTAAAGTTTTAAAGATATAAATATATAATCTACATATGAAAAAAGAAGTAAGACTCAAAGATCTCTTAACCGTTGACCCCACTGACGGCTCATATGACTATGACCCTCTTGATATTATTGTCACTGCATACAAAAAGCGCAAGCGTGATTGGATGATCAGCGAAGAAGAGCCAGAAATGGAAGAGTCTGTCTATGACACAATGACCAAATATGAGTTGAATGCAGAACTTCGCCGCATAAATGCAGAGCTAGATCGTCTTAAAAAGCAAGACAAGACAAAAGAAGTTCAGGCCTCTATAGACTTGCTAACAAATGCACGTGACAGTGTGCTGGCAATGCTAAAGGAAGAGGTTGATCTTGTAGAAGCCCTAACGCCGCAACAGCGTATCAAGCGTCGTCAAATTATGAGACGCCTCAAATCACGAATCAAAATAGGCCGGGCTCGTGCAGCTCGTCGTCGTGCTTCCAATGAAGTGCTAAAGGCGCGTGCTCAACGTGCAGCTCGTAATGAGCTTACAAAACGACTTACTGGTGGTAAGAGTAAGGGCGAATTATCATTTGCGGCTCGTGCTCGTGTTGAAAAAATGTTAGCACAAAAGAAAACAATGATTAAATCCCTTGCACAAAGACTCCTAAGCCAGGTACGAGCAAAAGAGAATGCTCGTATGAAAGCGAGAACACAAAAATAATATGATTGATCAAAAATTGAAATCGTTTAAAACATACCTAGAAGAGACTACAAAGGAAATTGTTATTACCTTTGGACGCTTTAATCCGCCTACGGTAGGTCATGAAGAAAACTTTGATGCCATATCAAAGAAAATTGCAAAGGGCAAACCATTCCGAATCTATGCTTCTCAGAGTGAGGATCCTAAGAAAAATCCTCTGAGTTATGATGAAAAGATCAAGTTTATGCGCAAGATGTTTCCTCAATATGGTCGCAATATTATACTCGATCGTTCGCTAAAAAATATCTTTAATGTTGCTTCAAGTCTATACGACGAAGGATACACTCGGCTTACGGTTGCTGTAGGCAGCGATCGCGTAGAAGAATTTAAAAAGACTCTCCAAAAGTATAACGGAGTAAAAGGCACCCACGGATACTATAACTTTAAAGACGGCATCAATATTGTTTCTACCGGTCAACGTGACCCTGATGTGGATGCAGTCACTGGACAGAGCACATTTAAAGTTAGCGCAAGCAAGATGAGAAGCGCCGCAGCGACCAATGATCTTGAGACGTTTGCAAAAGGCGTGCCAAAGACATACGGCGACGTAAAAGATCTCTTCAATGCAGTTCGCAAGGGTATGGGACTTAAAGAAAGTCATAACTTCCGTAAGCATATTCAATTTGAAACACTAAGCGAAACGCGCGAGCGCTATATTGCTGGAGAAATTTATAATGTTGGAGACAGTGTGGTGTCAATAAAAGACAACCGCGAGTATGAGATTGTCAGTCGCGGTCCTAACTATGTGACGTGTGTCTCAGAAGGCAGCGACTCACAAGTTAAATTTTTTATACATGACATACGAGAAAAACTAGTTTTGGATGAAGAAACCTGGGAAGCTGGTTATGAGCGTCGTGTGGTAAAAGTTACCAAACCAGATCGTTTAGAAGCTGGATATAAATGGAGAATAAAGGGCAAAGATGACTCTTCACGCACTATTAAATATTACAAAGACAAACCAGATTTCGAAGAATTTAAAGCACAAATGCAAAGAGTAGCAGGTCATGAATTTGGAACTCGATGAAGAATATGGTGCCGGCTTTGAGGGCACAAAAGCCTTATTGTATAAATATATAAAAGACACACCTGGGCAAAGCATACAACAATATATGAAAACTAAAAGTTTATCTGAAATACTAAAAAAGAGTGATCCTGTCGGAGATTGGATTCGTGATTTTATTGATAGTGACAACTCTCGCTTCTCCGGAAAGTCAAAAAAAGAACGCATCAAGATGGCGCTTGGCGCTTATTATGCTGCTCAACGCAATGAGAGTATAGAAGAAGCAGTAATTACAAACTATGTTGACTTTGCAAAACAGCATAAAAAGATGTATCCAAATCATTCTGAAGAACAAACTAAAGCAGCATGGGAAAAATATAAGGCGCACTTTAGTAAAAAGGAAGAGGTTGAACTTGAAGAGAGTATCTCAAAGGAAGCAGCAGTCAAAGTATCTGCAAGTCAAATCAATCGTTATATCGATACTGAAAATTGGCAAGCAATTGCTGATCTTATGAAATTTTTAACTCCTGACGAACATGAATTGTGGGCAAAAAACGGTTATGAAGGACGTACCTATGAGTTGATGATGAAATCTCGTAAAAAATCTATCAATGAAATGCGCGAACTTTATGCTGTAGTAGACACTACAGACGGCACAGTAGTTGCAACTTCATCAAGTGAAGACGGAGCAAAGCGTAGCATACGCAGCGCACACCTTCCGCCAATTTCAAGCCCACATCCTTCAAAACTAAAGATTGTAAAGACAAAGAAGGTTGCACAAGTTGGCTATCCAATCAAAGAAGAAATTAGCCTCGAAACTCTTCGTATCATGAAGATTGTTTCACTTGCAACTGGTTGCACTGATAGTGATGCTCTCTATGAATATGCTCTTACATCACCGAGCTATTCTTCAATCGTAGAACTAAAAGAAAACTTTAATAAGTATATTCAAGACGCATGAAATCATTAAACGACATTTTAAACGAATCGACCGGTGACGATCTATTGGGTCGCATGATGGCAGAATATAAGGTATTTATTTCTACACTAAAATCTTTGGGTTTTGAAAAGGCTCCAATTGAATCTTCAACATACAAGCCAGGATCGAATCGTGGAAAGGTAGAAGAACTTTGGGGTATTCCAATGCGCGCTGGAAAATGGACAGACATCTTTTTTGCAGTTATGTATGACGATCGTCTTCCATGGCGCATCATTGATCGTGACGGCACTGAAAGCTATGCCAAGTTAAACGATGCCTCTAAGGCACTGATGAAGCGTATGCGTACCATCAAAGAAGAGCAGCCTGATGACGAAATAGATGCTGTCTATGAGCAGGTTGAAGTTGATGCCACTTTGGTTAAAGCACTTAAAAAGCGCGGATTTATCGAGGCTCCAGTTAATAAATTTGCTGGTCATTTTTTTGGTATTAAAAACATAACAAAAGGAAAGATTCAAGCAATATATGGAGTGTCAACTCGTCCACGCGTTTGGATAAATCTATTTTTTATGATCTTAGACGACGAGACTCGCCCGTATGCAGTAGTCTATCGCGGCGCAGATTCGCAAACATTCTCTGACTATAATGACGCTCTTAAAGCACTCGATAAAACGAAAGCAGAATTTGATCGAGAAGATTTTTACAGTGAAGGCACTGAAGAAGAAGCTGATCCAGTCGGAGAATCACTTGCTCTCTTAGAAGACGTTTCAGAAATGACTGATGACATCTATAGCACACTCTCAGATCTTGACTCAATTGACGAAGACATTCGCGCAGCAATCGCAAGCATATACACCGCTCTCGATGAACTCTATATGATGGTCGATGAAAAATATGAGATTGAAATGAGTGATGATAACTATGATTTTTCTGATATGGAAGAAGAGTTAAGTTTAGTTCGCAAGTCTAAATAGTCTATTACTTTAATAACAAAATGCCGCACTACACTAAAAATTATACGCTGTCTCGTAAGATAGAAGACTTTCTTGATGCTAGTAGTGTTTCAACTAGTCAATCAATATTGCAGTCTGAAACTGCAGGTGACGCATTTGGCCGACTGCGTACATCATCGCCGCTTACTCTATTTGATTCTAGTCATAGATTTGCTGATAATGGTCTTTGGAGTACTGGTGTAGCTGGTAGCGGTACAGCAACATTTAATGCAAACCAAGGTCTAATTGATTGTAGTGTTACTGCACTGTCTGGCTCATCTGTAAAGCGAGAAACGACGAAGGTTTTTTCATATCAACCTGGAAAATCATTGCTAGTTCTCAATACATTTGTAATGTCATCTGCAAAAGCAGGATTAGTGCAACGTGTAGGATATTATGGTGCCGATAATGGCATCTATTTTGAACTTGATGGCACGACTTTAAATATAGTAAAACGCACAATTGTAAATGGATCTTTGCAAAATATCAAGATACCACAATCACAGTGGAATGGTGATAAATTATTAAATGGAACCGGTTCATCTGGCTTTACTCTCGATATTTCTAAAGCACAAATTTTATGGATGGATTTTGAATGGTTGGGAGTTGGCAGCGTTCGAGTTGGTTTTGTAATTAATGGAAAATTTGTTGTATGCCATACATTTCATCATGCTAATATAATTGCTTCTACATACATAACTACTGCTTCACTGCCATTGCGATACGAAATCGAAAATGCCTCTAACACTGGCAGTACAAGTACTCTTAAGCAAATATGCTCTACAGTAATTTCAGAAGGTGGATATCAACTATATGGAGCGCAACAAAGCATAGGCACTGCAATTAATGCTCCATATAATTTAATAACTGCTGCGGGCACTGATTATCCAATACTTACAATGAGATTAAAATCTACAAAACTGGATGCAGTTGTAATTCTTACTGCTCTTTCAATATTACCTGTATCAACAACTAACTATAAATGGAAAGTAGTTTCAGGAGGCGCAACTACTGGTGGAAGTGGACTTTGGCAGCCAGCATCGGCAGATTCAGCTGTAGAATATAAGATGGATGCTAGTGCAATTACCGGTGGAAGAATATTGGCATCTGGTTATATGAGCTCTACAACTCAGAGCAAACCTTCCCTTGATATTTTAAAAGAAGCGCTATTTAAATTTCAACTTGAACGCAATGGTTTAAGTGGAGTTCCAAATGAATTAACACTGGTAATTTCCGCAAGCACTGCCTCAGGTGGTAATCCAGCACAAATTCATGCATCTCTAGACTGGGAAGAAATATCACGTTAATATGCTATGATGCGGTTTAAAGAATATATCTCTGAGCATGCAGAATATGATGGTCGCAAGGTGACTCTCAACGAGCCGTTTCGCAGCGACGATGAAAAGCATAAGTTTTATGTCTATGTTCGCAATGAAAAAGGCAATGTTATAAAACTTGGATTTGGTGATCCAAAGGCAGAAATTAAGCGTGATGATCCAGAGCGTCTAAAAAGTTTTAGAGCTCGCCATCAGTGTGATACAGATCCTGGGCCAAAGTGGAAGGCTCGCTATTGGAGTTGTAAGTTTTGGGAAAAGGGGCAGACTGTGACTGATTTATTGTCGAAATAAATTGCGATATAAATTATATTATGCAGTTAGTACATGAGTTAAACGACAAAAACTTTTTGATATACGCGGCAAAGCACTATAACAACCCTCGTTGTTTAGACATAAAAGAATTTGAAGCTGATCTTTCTCATCTAAAGTATATCAAAAAGCTATTTAAGAAATATAACGATAAAAAAATTTTACAAGAACGTTTGATTCTTAATCATATCATTATATTTCATAATATGTTTTATCCAGAGGCCGCAACACGCATGTGTTTTTATCGTGTTAATGAGTATAGTTGGCCAGCATTAAAAACGTTTTTGCTCTATCTAAATTATATTCCAGAAGGAGAATATATAAATATACCTATTGATCTGTATGTAGCTCGAACACTTCAAAGACTTTAAAAATATGGGACTCCTAACACGCACTGCCGATACTGTATATGCATTTAGATTTTTACGTCTATTGACGACTCCATGGACAAAAACGGGAGCGTATAAATTGGGTTTAATCGATGCCAATGGTAAAGTTATAAGAAAGCCAGAAACGTCTGAAGAAAAAAGTAAATACAACATTTTTCATAAACTTGTGTTTAATGTAAAGCGAATGCTTAATGTCATTCCATTCGGCAAGACAACTATCGCTTCATATCTAGCCGCGCTCTATCTAATCAAGGAAAAATATGGAGTGTCTGACCGAGCACTTTCTAAAATTATTAAGGAGACTACGGGACTTGATCCTCGTCAACTACAACTAGAAGAGTCATGCTGGTACGTCAATGAAGACTGCTCTCTTCGAAGTGGAACATATTCGTTGCTTCGCGATATCTCGTTGCCTTCTACTGGAGAAACTTTGGCGCTTCGCAAATCAAAGATTTCTATAAAGGAAGATGCGCGCCCATGCGGAAAGATATTTGGAATAAATGTCTATGAAGCATATCATCATAACACTGCTCAAAAAATATTAATAACTCAACACGATATTATCCAATGAAAAATGAAGAAGTAACTACTGGAGACGTAGCGATGCCACCGTCAGACTATCCAAAGTCTGGAGCAACTTGGAGATTGTTTAATGTGCCAACCGACATATTTAGGCGATTTGAAACTGGTAGAAATAAGTTTGAACGTTGGAGCAAATATCTCGACACTTCTGACGCTGAACAGCAGAATCTCTATGATTATGCACGAAAAAATAGAAGTCATACCGTAATATTGCGTGATAGCTCTACTGGCGCTCTTCGTAGTATTCGTAAACGTGCTATGAATGAAGAGGTGCTTTCCAACGAAACAGAATTGGTAACTTAAGTGAAAAGCGATATGGAATAAATATGTAAAAATTATTTACATATTTTGGTTTATAGTGTATAATATACAAACATTCAATCAGCATCACTTAAATTTCAAACATGAGTATTCAAACAACACACAGCATCTTCGAAGAACAAATTAGTCGCAAACCAAATTACTATCCCTGGACAGAACAATTTATTGAAGCCATGCACAATGGCTTTTGGACAGACAAAGAATTTAGCTTTAGTTCAGACGTTCATCAATTTAAAACAGAATTAACAGAGCAAGAACGAGAAATTATAGTTCGTACTCTATCAGCAATTGGTCAAATTGAAGTTGCTGTAAAAACCTTTTGGGCAAAACTTGGTGAAAATCTGCCACACCCATCCTTGCAAGATTTGGGTTATGTTATGGCTAACGTTGAGGTCATTCATAACAACGCCTATGAGCGTTTGCTTTCAGTGCTTGAACTTGAAGATGTGTTTGAAGAAAATTTAAAACTTGAATGGATTCAAGGTCGTGTTAAGTATCTTAAAAAGTATACACATAGATTTTATAAAGATAGCAAAAAACAATATCTCTATGCGCTCATCCTGTTCACACTCTTTGTAGAAAACGTTTCTCTCTTTTCTCAGTTTTATGTCATTAACTGGTTTTCTACCTTTAAGAATGTTTTAAAGGACACTGATCAGCAAGTAAAGTATACTCGCAACGAAGAAAACATTCACGCGTTGGTTGGCATAAAGATTATCAATACTATTCGTGAAGAGCATCCTGAATTATTTGATGCCGAACTTGAAGAAAAGATTGCAAGCGAAGCACACGAGGCATGGAAAGCAGAAGCAAAGATTATTGACTGGATGGTCAACGGTATTGATGAAAAAGGGTTGTCTGCTCCAATTTTAAAAGAGTTTATCAAGTCTCGTATTAACGAAAGTATGACAGCAATTGGATTTAAGGTTCCATTTGAAGTTGACAGCGAACTCTTAAAAGACACGCTGTGGTTTGATGAGCAGCTACATGGTAATAATATGACTGACTTTTTCCACAGCCGTCCAGTAGAATACAGCAAGAAAAATCAAAGTTTCAGCGAAGACGATTTGTTTTAAATTTTATTTTTCCACTTTCTCTTTATAGTATGTTTTTTGTCTTTTAATGATTTTGCAATTTTTTGCTTAGTTTCTTCAGAAAGTGGTTTTCTTTTTCTTTTCTTTGCTGCTAAGCTTAAATTATGACAATGTTCTTCTGAAAAAACGATTCCCATTCTATTTTTACTACTGCACTCTCCAATTTTTTGCTTTGTTTCTTCAGTATGTTTAAGAAAACCATATTTTCCTTTATTCCATGCGTTGCGATCTTTTCCAGACTTACTAATATTATGACGATGTTCAGCAGACATAATTTTTCCTTTATGCGATTCACTCATCTTTTTTCTAGTTTCTTCAGAATGAAATTTACCCAACATAGGATAAATTGCTATTCCACGCATGTACCTGTAAGCATATAAATCGCCGATGTGTCGATTAATTTTCCATAATAACCAATGAGCAATAATGTGTTCTCTATGAGTCAAATATGTACAATTATTTTCTTCATATGTTCCACCTTGATGTTGTGGAATAATACGATGTCGTTCAAGACCGCTTCCAATTGGCTTCCACTCTTTTTTCAAATGTTGACGAGAGCGAACAAGATTATTATATATAGTTTTATAGCTGTTCATAGATTCTTTAAGTTAGGATTGAATAGAGTCGGTAGATATTCCCGTATCGTGACCGACAATATTATTTATACAATTTAACATTTATATATACTACAACAACATTATGGAAAATAAACACATTGATTGGCTTAATAAAGATAGCAGAAGTTTCTTAAAAAGAGGTTATCTACTTGAAGGAGAAACTCCAGAACAACGCATACGCGACATTGCTGAAAGTGCTGAAAAGCTTTTAGGCATCTCTGGATGGGCAGACAAATTTGAATCTTATATGCATGCTGGATATTATTCACTGTCCAGTCCGATTTGGAGTAATTTTGGTCGATCACGCGGCCTGCCAATCTCTTGCTTTGGCAGTTATATTCCAGATCAAATGGAAGACATTTTTGGCAAGATAAGTGAAGTCGCTATGATGTCAAAACTCGGCGGTGGAACGTCAGCATACTTTGGAGACATACGTCCTCGTGGTTCTGAAATTAGTAGCGGCGGAACCGCAACTGGCGTGCATCATCAACTTACTGTGTTTAACTCAACAGTAAACTATGTGTCTCAAGGTAATGTTCGTCGTGGCAGTTTTGCGGCATATCTGCCGATCGATCACGGAGACATACATGAGTTTCTTGGCATTCGCGGTGAAGGCAATGCCATTCAAGATCTTTCGATCGGCGTGTGTGTGTCAAATGAATGGATGCGCAGCATGATTGAAGGCGACAAAGACAAACGTAAAACATGGGGTGCAGTCATTAAAAAACGTTTTGAGTCTGGTTATCCATATCTTTTCTTCACTGACAATGCAAACAACGACGCGCCGCAAGTCTATAAGGACAAGAAGAAGAAAATCTATGCGTCAAACCTTTGCAACGAAATCTATCTGTCTACTGATGCCGATGAAAGCTTTGTGTGCAACCTGTCTTCATTAAATCTTGAAAAGTGGGATGAGTTGTCTCAGACTGATGCTGTAGAGACACTTGTATATTTCTTAGACGCAGTCATGACTGAGTTTATTGACAAGACTGAAGGCATCAAGTTTATGGATGCTCCTCGTAGATTTGCAATGAATCAACGAGCACTTGGTATTGGCGTACTTGGTTGGCACAGCTATTTGCAGTCTCTTATGATTGGCTTTGAGAGTATTGATGCGAAATTTAAGAATGCAGAAATCTTTAGTACGATGCGTGATCGGTGTGACGCCGCCACAACAGAACTTGCTAAGCAGTATGGTGAACCTGAGCTGTTAAAGGGTTATGGTCGTCGCAATACTACTACACTTGCAATTGCTCCTACTACAAGCAGCTCATTTATCTTGGGTCAAGTCAGTCCTAGTATTGAGCCACTGAATAGCAACTATTTTGTAAAGGATCTTGCTAAGGGTAAATTTACCTACAAAAATCCATATCTCATTAAACTGCTCAAAGAAAAGGGTCAAGACACTGCAGAGACGTGGAAAGATATACTTGTGCGTGGCGGCAGTGTTCAACATCTTGATTGTTTGAGTGACGCAGAAAAAGAAGTGTTTAAGACATTCGGTGAAATTTCTCAAAAAGAAATTATCATTCAAGCTGCGCAACGTCAAAAGTTTATTGATCAAGGACAAAGTCTAAATTTAATGATATCCCCTAAGGCAAAGCCAAAGGACGTCAATGAGCTTATGATCTTTGCTTGGGAACAAGGTATAAAAGGACTATATTATCAGCGTAGTGCAAACCCTGCTCAAGAACTTGCTCGTTCAATCTTAACATGCAGTACGTGTGAAGCCTAAAATGTCAAAATTAAGTCCACTTCCATATGCATTTACAATGACTGCTGTTGCGCCATTTGTGGCAATATTGTTATTGATGTGTGCGCTTATTATTGTAATTTCTTGGCCGCTGATTCCAATTATTGCATATTTTGAAAGAAAAAGCGAGTCTTCTGAAGAATATAAATAACTGAAAATAATTTAACTATATAAAATGATAGAAGACAATCGATGCCCCAAATGTAAGTATGTATATGAAGTGTCTTGGGATGACGAAGACGACAAATACTATTGCGACGACGAAGACGACTTTGAAGATCTTGAACGTGAAGAGTTGTATCCAGAATATTGCCCTTTCTGCGGAACACACCGCGCATATGGCACTGAAGACGACTCGTATGAAGATGATGACTAATTAAACTATGTCTTGGCTGTACAACGAGTGCCCTTTTACTGAGGTTGAAGCGGCACAAAAGATAGACGAAGGCTATATTGGTTTTGTCTATGAAATTACTGACGCCTCTAACGGCAAAAAGTATATTGGCAAAAAGTTGCTTGTCGGCAAAAGAAAGTTGCCTCCACTTAAAGGCAAAAGTCGTAAGAGAACTAAAATTGTTGAGTCTGATTGGCAAAGTTATTATGGCAGCAGCGAAGCTGTCAAGGCGCTTGTCGAAGAGAGAAAGCATGATTTTATTAGACGTATTATTCATCTTTGCAAAACAAAGGGAGAGCTCTCATATCTTGAAGCAAAAGAACAGTTTGACCGCGAAGTGCTACTCACTGATGACTATTACAACGAATTTATTGGCGTTAAAATTCACAGCGCTCATATAAAAGGATTATGGAAAAAGTAGTTTACAAATACTGAAAAATAGTGTATAATACACATGTAATATTATACCACAATAATCAACTTTTAAATATAAATAAATTAGATGAAAATTTATTTATATTTAAAAACTCATAATAAAACCGGATTAAAATATTTGGGAAAAACAACTCAAGATCCATATTCATATTTGGGTTCTGGTATATTATGGAAAAAACATATAAAGGAATATGGAGATGATGTGACTACTGAAATTTTATTTGAAACTACTTCTAAACAAGAATTTAGAGAAGTCGCTTTAAGATATTCATACAATTGGAATATCGTTGAATCTAGTGAATTTGCGAATTTAACCTATGAAGAAGGACAAGGTGGTTACACGACTTATACTGCAGATAGAAATTTAAGAATATCACAAGCATTAACGGGAAGAAAAAATACATGGGTAACTAAAGGTATGAACGAAGGAAAAGTAGTTGCAATTGATAAAAAAACTGGAGAAAGAGTGTCAGTTACACGCGAAATATTCGTTAATAACGATGATTTGATTGGAATTGGGTCTATTAACTTTGGTATACCAAAAACTGAAGAATGGAAAAACAATATCAAAAATATGTATAAAAATAATCCTAGAAAAGGTTACAAAGTACAATATAAAGATAAAATCTATCCATCAATAAATAAATTATGTAGAGATTTTTCTATTGGAAAGGGTATGGCTAGAGGCATGATTAACCGCGGGGAAATAATAATTTTAGAAAAATAATTTTATTTACAAATTCTAAAAATTATGATATAATTCATCATAACAAATTAACTCTAACTAGAAAGTAGGCCCAAAATTATACTAATTGACTATTCAGGCATTGCAATCTCTGCAATTTTTTCTCAGTCTCGCCCAGAAAAAATTACTGAAGACTTTATACGACACATCATTCTTAATTCGCTGAGAATGTATAATACCAAATATCGTGAAAAATATGGCCGCCTTGTTTTG